GTAGACCAGTTTTGGAATCCCATGCAGAATGATCGCCACCAGAGCTCTCAGACTCATCCTTCTTGCTTCTGGACGCCTGACCTATGTTCTTCCTATCCAAACGACGATAGAATGCCTCAGAAGCTATTTTGGCCGCTAAGGAGACGTCTGCTGGAACAGATGAATATCCCCATGTGTAATCTATCGCTATGAGACATCTTCCCACGCCAGACATAATACCCTTTAATGCAATGTAATTTTGTCTTGCCTCAAAGGATGTTGTCTCTAGAGCAGAGCCTCCAGTCCCAGATGTAGTGACTCCAAACCTGATCTCCTGGACAGAGATGATGGGAGAATTCTTCGTAACAAGAAGATCTGAATTCTTCCCATCATGTATCTCGTTAGTTTCTACTGTTGCTTCGAATGTTGTCTCACAATAATTCTTGATCGAAGCATCCACAGAACTTATTATCGCAGTCAGGTTGTCGTCCTCATCAACGTATGTAAGATCCATACCCATCCAGGTTTTAAAATCGTTTAATGAAATAATCATTTGATTCTAGCCTTTGCATCTGTTCGTGACATTGATTTGTCTGATGATACTTCCTTAACTGGTGCTTCATGTATCTCTTGTGTCTTCTGCTCTATAGCCTTCTTCTGATGAGGAAGTAGCTGATAATGACCGTTTTTCAGAGTCTTGAATTCTACGTCCTTTACATGAACTAGTCTTCCCTTGTATTGCATTAACATACGGTCCGAAACATCCCGTATCACTAGTATGCTCTGGCCATCCTGAAGATAGATACCACCACATTCCGGGAGAAAAAGAGCACTGCCTCTTAAGTTTCCTGCCTTTAACTCTGCACATTTCATCTCTTTCGTCCTTATTAAAAAGCCCCTGCCCCAGTCTAGGGGGAGGGGCGTAAAGTTATTGGGATAACCGTTCGGTTAAGAAGATCTATTAAGTAGCTGTCTCTACGTTGATCGCCATGATAACACTTCTTTCGTCCGCACTTTGAGGATTGCCTGCAAAGCTTGAACGGGTTTTTGATGTCATCAAGAAGTGATCGCTACTAGGTAGTGATGGAGATGCAAACACTCTAGCAGCTTGACGTATAAACTGAGCAAAACGTGACTTCTGAATTAACAAGACGTATGTCTTGGTATCAGATGTTGGAGTAGCAGATGCAACACCAGTAGCCTGGAGATCTTCTCTTACCTTGCCGGATTCAACTGACTTGATTCCGAAGATAGGAGGCATTTCACCAGTGATGTTACTTGACTGCATACCTGTACTGAAATATGTGAACAATTCTGGAATTGCGCCAGTGATCACATCAGTAGAGATAGTGTTGCCCATAACGTAGATAAGATCTGACTTCTCTGAGTTTTGCTTCTTCATCTTCTTGAGAAGCTTAGCAAAGAGAAGCTTAGATGCGGTGTCACCACCGTGATCGAATACTATTTGCTCTGTTGAGCCTGTCGTTACTTCGTTCTCAAAGGCTAGTTTTCTGAAGCCCTTGAATGCCTTCCTGAAGTCCTTAGCGCTTGTCACGTCTAAGTCTTGGTGAGTAGCTGTGGTATCACCATCAAGAAGTGCTCTCTCAAATGCTCTCTTGTTGCCCATCAAGACTTCCTTTCGGATCTTGTCAATGATAGGAGGAGAGGAATCATCAAGAAGATCTTGAGTGATCTTGATATGAGTTACACAATTCTTAGATTCTACTGTGAAGCTAGATTGTGTATTTGATTGCTCTGTGAATGTGGCGTCGTCATCTTCTAACTGACCTTCGAGAAGACCAAGAACACCAGGTACTCTCATTAGAGGAGAGCTCATGGGAATCTGGTCGAATTCGTCAGCAAGAAGTAGGGGAAGCTCATATTCTTCAAAGTAAAATCTTGCTTGAACGGTGTCCAAAAAATCAGCAAACGATGAGATGTCGAAAGCCTTGAGCATAGGCTTAAGAACATTCTTAAAGTTTGGTGTGTTTTGGATTTGTTCTGCTGTAGGTACAACAGTCCTGTACTTGATGTTAGCTTGAAGCTGACAATCGTTGATCGCCTTCTTCAAACCGAAAAGAGACATTCTTACTTCATCAGGAAGATTTCCTGTAGAAGCCTTAGAACCGAAGTTCAAAGGTAGAGCCATTCCGTCTCTATCTTCTTCATTCAGTCTCTTACCTACGATATCGATAACACCTTTGGCTCCACAAATCTTTGCTAGCTCGACATGCTTTGCGAAGATAGGCTTTCCACCCTGCTCGGGAGCCTTCTTGTTCTTCATGGCATCATAAAGTTTGCCAACATTGGTTTTGTTGTCTTCAGACATTTGTTTCTACCTCCATCTGAAAATCCTAGATTACTAACGCTGATCCCAGATTATTCTCCAGGATTCTCAGCCATACCCTTAACTATCTCAACCATCTTCTGAACATCTTCAGAGACAGTCTTGACAGATTCTTCCAACTTCTTGACGCGACCCTCTAAGCCTTTTCCTTCATCCTTATCTTTGTCTTTATCTTCGTCGTCATCACATTCCTTCTGGCTCTGTGATTTGATAACGTCAGCTAAGGTTTTAAGGATGTCGTTGTTGCTCTTAGTGGTCTCAATGAGACCCTTCATCGCTTCAAGCATCTTTTCCAATTTTTCTTCCATAACTTTCTCCTCGTTCTGATCCTTCTGTTTCTTACCGATGACAGCCTTAATACCGTCATCTAAATCAATGGCCCTAAAACTGTCATCCTGGTAACCGTCAGGATCTCTCTGACGTAACCGGATATATTCTTCAATGATATCCACGTCATCAGATTTGAAATCATGGCTCTTAACCCAATCCTTCGCTTCCTGAGTGCTGTAGACGTTTTTATCAAATAGAAGACTCTGAACTTCGGCATCCTGCTTTTCAACTGCTTTAAATACATCTTCAAGCTTGACACCGACAATATCCTTTAAAACGTTTAACGATTGTATCTCGCTAATTTTGGAAGACTTATTTATATTGTTATTTGTTCCTCTCGATCCTGTCAAGCTACCTTCTGATTTCATCTCGAAAAGAGATCCCTGATTACATGGCACAGGAACGACAGATATCTCTAATAATTCCCACCTTAATATGACAGCACACTCAAGCAGCTTTCCTTCGTTGTCGTAGACTGGAGCCTTTATCTCTAGCGGGATAAACCCAATAGATACTGTCTTGAGAATGCGTTGTGCTATGAGACTTCTTACCATTTTTTGCATATCTGTAAGGGGAGCTTTCTGTGGGTCTCCTACCCATCCCAAGAAATGGACACCATCCATCTCTGCAGATAGATCTTCGACCAGACCTATAGCATACGGACTAGCATATGCATGATCGCTTAGCAGTACGGGATTCTTCTTAAAGTTATCGACGATGATTCCTGCAGGCTCTACTCTCTCATCCCATCTGTCTTGGATGTTGGCATTAGCAATACCTTCAATCCAGATCTTCTCATCTTCTTTGAAAGTATCTACCTCAATGTCTTTGCCGTTCTTTACCCTAGTGATGTTCCCATATCTAACAATCTTGTCATCATCTGGGTTCTTGGATTTCTTCTTAAGAGTATAAACACCATTTTTTAACTCCCATCTCTTTACGTCCTTTATGGCAGACGGGATGCGTGACATTTGTTTCGTTTTCATCTTTAACCCTCAGTTTCTAATATCATGTTAGCAAAACTAGTAGCATTTTCCGGTATCACAGACGCCATGCTACATCTGCAATTAATAACTTCTCCCGCTGGAGCCCTAGGATCTCTTGGGAACCCTAAAGTGTTTCCCCACAAGTAATCGTTAGGCTTCGGTCCTTCTTTCTCAAAACCTAAGTGATTCTCTCTAGCGTTAGGATTGATCCCAACATCACCCACATGGAACCATTGCTTCTGAACTTCGCTGAATACTTTGTTAAGAGCATCGTGATTCCACCAAAGTCCCTGACTAACCGAAGAAAGAATTTCTGTCCTGGTTATCGTGAACGACTGATCTCCATAAGACTCATCATAATTAGATCTTAGGTCTGCAGCTATCTGATCATTGGTCTTGCCTTGCTCCATCCCAGATTCTATCAGATTTAAGATGTGCTCTGTCTGTGTCTCATCAAAACTCTGAAAGCTAGTAATGGCGTCCCTAATGCGTCCTGTTTGCTCATACTCTCTAGTAGACTCTCTGATAGCTTCTATGGCTTGCTCATCTTCTGGGGTAAAGCTTGTCTTGCCCTGCTTCACATCTTTCTTGCTCACCAGATGGGTAAGGCTCTTTGCGTTAGCATTGGCTAGCACAAATCCTTTCTCTAAAGTCTCAAGAAGTATGGGCTCAGCATCCTTCATGTATTTTTCTTCCCTATCTTCCTTCCAAGTTAGAAGAACGGACCTTACATCCTTGTTGTTCAATAATGCGTCAACAGCTTTGCTGAGAAGCCTATCGACATGAGATTTCAGAACTTTAATATATTTCTTACCTTGCTGACTCTCTATTCTCTCCTGACTAGCTATAGTCGTGGTCTTCACGCTGTTTAACAATGAAGCCTTATCTGCTTCTTCTATATCTTCCACATCAGGGGGAGGATTATCGTTATCTTCCATTTCTGGTCCCATCCCATCATCACCTTCTCCGGGATCTGTAACAAATCCAGCAGATTGTAGAGACAGACCTATCTCAGCTACAAATTTGTTACCCCTAGGATCTGTAGCCTTGAGAGGAGGATAGCCCACCATCTCCCTTAACTCATTGATTACAAGGACAGGAGCCATAGCTGCGATTCTCTCACCCTTAACAGTGAAGCTTCCCTCTAAGGCTTCGATGCCAGAATAATCTGGCTCTACATAGACACTACCCTTATACA